CCGCCCTTCTTGCCCCGCATATATGGATACGGAAACTCAGGGATAAAGAGCGGAGTAACCTCGCCTTCTTCGGTTTCAACTTCAACTTCGTAGTTCCCATCAGTAGCTTCGGCTTTTGCTATCTCTTTGCCCAAACTGATAGGTGAAGTGATCTTGCCCTTAAACTGACAGTCGTTGCAGCCGCCGGGGTTCCAGCGCTCAAAGGTCTCGCAGTGATGCGGCCCACCCGTTGTTTGCAGGTTGTGGACTTTCTCATCTACCTCGCCAGCGTCGTAGCCGGGGTACTTACTAGATAGCTTGTGAGCAGCAGAGTACGAATCCTCGCAGAAGGCCGCGATAGATAAGCCCGAGCGCCACAGGTTGTAGTCAATCGTGTCTTGGTTCTGGTAGCAGTGAAGCAGCTGATTGCAGCCTTCGCCTTTCGCCGTCTTGAGCATGATCGTCTTGAACGATGCCGTGCGGTTCTTCATAAGAGCCAGAGTCAATGCAGACGGTGGGCCCTTACGTTTAGGTAAAAACTGCTTCGGTGCTTTCTCGGGTACACCGATAATCTTAACTAGCTCGTCAACAGAGACCGGCTCCGCTGGCGACAATACCTCCACCGGCTTCGGTGGATCATCTTTAAAGTTCAGGGTTCCCGGTATGCGCAGCACCCGCGCTGCGTCAAACACAGATGGATCGACAATCAGGTTATGAATGTCGCAAAGCTCCTTCATGCGTAACGCCACAGGCCACCACCGCTCTTTGTCGATGGTCTCGGTCAGAGGCCAATACACATGAATGCCACGCCCAGAGTTAACGAGCACCGGCTTGGGTAGACCTATAGTTTTGCAAAAGCGCCGTAGCTCTTGCAGCCCAGTTTCCTGATCGATGTACCCCTCGACTCTACCTTTGTCGTTGGGCACACCCTTAGTTGGGCCGCAGTCTATGTCCAGCCAGACGGCTTTGAAGTACTTGGCGTTGTCTGCTTTGCGGTTCTCGCCCGTGCCAAACTTAGCGCAGCCGAAATACACATCGCGATCTCCATCCAAATAATCCCTAGCTACGTCATCTGCCTCTGCTCTAGTCTCTACAAGTCTTTGCCAAGCTACGTCGTTCTTAATACCGATGATGCAGAACCACCCCTCCTCGGGAAGCACGGCATCTAGTAGATCGAATGTAGCCATGTCTAATTATGTATGGGTAAAAAAGGGGGGCACGAGACCCCCCGAAATCGCGCTGCTTCTGCTTAACCGCGATACTTTTCGATCAGCTCTTTAATCTTGTCGGAGTACTTGATGTGCGGCTCATGCGTACCGACAAACCAGTTGTAAACCGTAGCCCTCGTTACCTTCAGAGTCTTTGCCACTGTTGTTACTGGGATGTCGTAACGTATGCACACACGTCCAAGTGCTACGCCAAGTAACTTACCGTTCGCTGTTTTGTTGCGCTCGGCAAGTTGTTGACTGTATCCGTAGCTCATTACTACTCCTTAGTCTTCACTGCTCCAGTCGCTAACGACATCGGCTAGGCTTTTCTTCGGCGCGTCAGATACTTCCTGTTGCTTCTTACCTGCGCGTTTAGTTGGTTCGGCTACCGGGGCTTCGACTTCTTCTACCTTAGCCACAGTCTCGAATGACTCGTTGCTATCTTTGTCTTGGGTGTCTACTTGATACACCGTCATCTCGACAGCTTTCTTGGCTTCAGCAGACTGCATAGCTTCTGCAACAGCTGCCTCTAGCTGCGGGTCTTTGCCAACGAAGTCTACAGCCTTGAAGAGCACCGTCTGGTTGTCGTTGTCTTCGTTGAAGCTGATCTCGGTAATCAGCGACTCCAAGTCACTGCCGTTAGCAAACACGTAATCCATGTATGCGTTGAACGGGAAAGTATGACCGCTGCCCTTACCGAAGATCGACTTAGCCGATAGCTGCATCTGGTACACGTCACCAGCTACGTTGGTATCCAGATCATCCGGCAGAACCAAAGCGATGCGGCGACCATAGCGGCAAGCCTTAGTATTACCTTGACCAGAGCCAGCGATGTTCTTCGGGCAGGTCTCGCAGCTCTTACCTTGTGGGCTCTTGACGCTTGCATCAGGCACACGACCATCTGGCGACCAGCAGTCAGGCGCGGTAGCTTCAGCGTTAGGGTCGTAGGTCTTAGCGTAGAAGGTGCGCGAGATGTCAGGTGCTACGTTGACGATGACCACACGCAGAGGTGCTTTCAACTTGCCTACTTCTTCGCCGTTAGCTTGGCGACGCAGGATGCCGTTCTTGGCGACGATGCGCTTTAAACGCGACGATTTCTTCATCAGCGACTGAGTCAATGCCGATGGCGCTTTCTTAGCAAGTGCTACGTCAGCGTTTTTGAAGATAGAGACTTCGTTACTCATTTGCTTCTCCTTACAGTAATTTTGTATTTGCTATCCGACATCAGACCCTTGGGCATCTTGTCGGGGTTTTCTTCCAAGAACTGCTTCATGTTACCTTGATGAATGCGCTTCTCAAATAAACCAAACGCATCCTCTTCGTTGACAAAGTCGTAGAATGAATCCCAGTCGTTTGTCCAGAACCTAGTCTCAACCCGTCGCATGATTGTGCCCGCAGGAGTTTTAATGCTGTCCGCATTGTTTTCCTTGCACAATTCGAGCATCTCGCTGGATAAGACATCTAGTTGCTCTCCCAGCTTTGCATACTCTTCTTCGAAGTTTCGTTTCAGTTCGTCACGCCTGTCGCGTATTTTTATGTATATGTCTGCCAGCTTGTCGGCTGGAAAGTCTTGCACATCCATACTTTCTCCTATAAAAGTGTGGGGTCACCGAAGACATAGGAGCAACAAGAAAAGGACCCCCGGCCCCCACTGCGGGTGTTATATGCGCCACCTCCCGCTGGGCTACCTCCCAACTTAGTTGCAAAACGTATTGCAGTTGTTGCCGTACGGGTCGCAGCAGGTTGTGCAATAAACAAACCGACCGTTAGCTTGATAGCTGTGCGAATAGCACTGCGCATACACAAGACCTGCTGAAGCGAGTGCCCAGATAGCGATTAAGTATTTCATCTGTCTCTCCTAAGTTAGATGGTGAACCTAATATACACCACTATTTGACAATGTCAAGCCTGTTCGTTTAATTCTTGTTTGTACAGGTCAATTATTTTTATGTGGTTTGCAATATTGGTACGTAGCATTCTGTAAAGCCGAGTCTCAACTTCACTGCCTTTGATATGCACAATAGTCATGGCGTTCTTCTGTCCCGGCCTGTTGATCCGTGCATTTGCTTGTAGGTAAGTTTCCACGCTGGTAACAGGTGCGTACCAGATGATTGTGTCTGCTGCGGTTAGGGTGAGACCGTGTGACGCTGCTTGAGGCTGGATGATAAGCACTCGTGGGTCTTTCTCGTTTTGAAACCGCTGAATGATGTCGTTACGCTTGTTAACTGTTACCTGACCGCTAATAACGTCGCACGTTATCTTAGCCTTCTCTAGATGTGCTTTGAGCAACTCTATTGTGTGCGTGAAAGGTACGAACACCAACACCTTGTGGCTTGCCTCTTCTATAACCTCTTGTACAACTTGCAACCGGTTGCTGACATCAAACTCCACAACCTCTCGGGTATCCGAGTAAACAGCACCGCCAGAAATCTGTAGCAGCTTGTTCAGGTTAACCGCAGCGTTGACGGACGAGACTTCTTCGCCCCCTGCATGGATGATCATCTGCTGCTTGAGTAACTGGTAATACTTAGATTGCTGTGATGTAAGCGGGGCATCGCGCTCCATATAAGTAACTTCCGGCAGGTCAAGGCACTGCGCTTTTTCAAACCGAATCGCGGGCTGTAATGCGTTGTGCACTATGACTTCAGCATCTTTGCGTGGCACCCAGCGAAACTGTCCGACCTTTTCCATGACCTTGTCACGAAACTGCCCAAAAAATGCGGGTAGCCCTTCAGGATTCACTAGACGCGCTAGACCGTACGCATCTGTTGGCGCTTGTGCTGCTGGCGTACCGGTAAGCATCCATAACCACTTGTCATGGTTGACGATGGCTTTCAAAGTCTTCCACCGCGCGGTTTGCATGTTCTTGTAGGCCGATGCTTCATCCACGACGATCAGATCAAACTCGCCTTTCGCTACCTCATCTTTGACTATCTCTAACCCGTCAAAGTTAATGATGACGAACTCAGCGTCGCCGTTGATGACTGCCTTGCGCTGCTCACGTTTACCATAGGCGATGTCGCAGCTCCGATGCACTGCAAAGCGGAACAGGTCTTGCTGCCATGCTGACTTCATGATCGACAGGGGGCAGATGATAAGCACCCGCCGTACCCTGCCAAGCTTCATCAAGTAGTCTGCTGCCCAGATAACCGCAGCGGTCTTGCCTGTACCCTGCTCGTTAAAACAAAACGCTTTCTTGCGTAGCGTCAGGAACGCAGCGGTCTGCTTCTGGTGTGTGAATGGCGTGAACTGTCCGGGCCAGTCGTAGTCTCTGTCTATCGTAGAAGGTACATCTTTGATCTTCAGCTTAGCCAGCTCTTGCACTTCGTCCAGCCCAAAGTGAACGGCGACATCGTGCAGTCCATCAGGCAACCAGCCGATGACCTTACTCTTCTTAATCTTTTCCGTGACTAAGTGAGGGCGTCTCGTTCTAATGACGATGACTTTGTTATCTACGATCTGCATCTAAGTTTTATTTTTTGTCTGTGAAAGTCAAACTCAATCAAACCTTCATAATCTAAAACAGCACCAGCGATGTCGAGCGGCGAACGAAATGGTGTATCCATAAGCACTGCTTCATCTACCCAGTCTGAACCTAACATTGTTAGCCAGATTACACGGGCATCCTCTATAGACATTTCAATCTCTACAGGTTCGCTCCCGTCCGCAGGGATGTGCTTAATACTCACTTCTTACGCTCACGCTTGCTGACTTCGGATTTCAAGCTACGGTCAGAGCCGCGCAGGAAAGACCGGTTAGCACCAGCACTCTCAACCTTCAAACCAGTTGCGTTGCTGCCACCTTTGGATAGCGCTTTGGTGTGGGCTACGTCTTTGCCATCACCCTTGTGCACCTTGCCATCTTTCTCTAGCTTGCGTCGTGCGGCGTTGCGCTCAGCGCGTTTCTTAATTTGCTCGGGTGTACCTTGATACTGCTCGTACTCTTTTTTGTACGGACGGGGTTTGTTAACGTAAGGCATGGCGGTTGTCCTTCCTTAAATTAAAGTATGCGTTAGGTGATGAGCGGTCTTGCCGCCGCATCTTGTAGTTCAAATATAAAGCAGCGCAAATAAAAGCGCCATTACTTATGTACGTATCTAACTCTCGCTCTGCTACATGCTTCCAACCATAACTGCTTGTACAAGTGTTAATTGTTTTTCTACGGTCAAGACCGTCATAGCCAAGTAACCACTCGACTGCTGCTGCAAATTCTTGCGGTTGTATAGGGCGCTTAACGGGGTCAGCATCGCTGTGGTCAGACCTAGATAACCCATGCGCATCTAAACTTAGCTTAGGGTGGGCTTTCAGTACCGCATCTATACATCCTCGCGCTTCGTCTAATGTCATTGCTCACTCCTTTGATTCATCATATGCCGGGTTAAATCTTCACGAGATAGCCCAAGCTCTTCAGGCGTGGACTCCCATAGTGGTTTGCGTTCTTGCTCGATGAAGCCACGTAACATTTGGTTGATGCTTGTGGTTATCTCCATGAGCATTGCGCCTTTGTGATCGCGCAATAACCTGCTTACCTCTTGAAGTACTAACTCTTTAACTTCGTGTCGTACAGCTGTTTTGATCCGCTCGTTTACTCTGTTCTCCAGAATGATTGCGGCATCGACTGCTTGTTGATCTAGCTCTTCGCTCATCACTTCCCCTTGTTGTGTGCGCACTCAGTAACAGGACAGTATCTACATAGCGGCCCTGACACTGGGTTCCAGACATCGTTCTTTATAGCTGCCTCCAGCCGGATAAGCTCTGGCTCCATGCTATTGAGGTACGACGTTTTCATTATGTACTCGTGCTTCTTCTTTACTATCTCGTTGCTAACTACAAACAGCAAAGCTGACTTGATCTCGACTATCTCCGGGTAATGCACGAACACCGCACCGGCTAACAAGTCCAGCTGCTTGGTATCGGCGTACTTGGCGTTCTTGCTGGTCTTGTAATCCACCAGATACGCGGTGCGCTTCTCTTTGTTGACGATCAGTAAGTCAGCTATACCCCGCCACCAAACATCTTTGGCGAAGAAGTCGCAGGGTGCAAACTTGCCGTCGCGCTTAGCAACGCCCAGCTTTATCTCACAGCACCTCTCACCGTCAATCTTCTTAAGCGCCTCAAGGGTAGGTTGTATATAAGCGAACCTAGCTGGGATAGGCGTATCGGAAACAATAAAGTCTTCCGCCGCTTTGTGAAGCTCCTTGCCATAGATCGTTGCAGTCGAGTCCTCATCTTTGTAATCCTTCTTAATACGCAGGTGAAAGTACTTCTTCGGGCACTGATCGAATGTCTTGATGCTGCTGTATGACCAAGCTGGGATCATAGTTTTCTCTGGCAGCTGAACGCTTGAATATCGACACGGAACGCGTTAGCGAACTTGCAGTCAGAAGCTATGCGCCCTTCGGTTTGCACATTGCCGATTACCCATCCGATTAAGAAGAGCAGTATCGCAACCATCGACCTAGCCCACCACGCATTGATGGCATCCCACACCTTGTTGAGTTTAAGTGGCTCTAACATTATTTCTCCAGTCCTTTCATCAGCATGATCAACGACATGGCTTCACTTAACTTCTGACCTTCAGGCACGACATACATCTCAGTCTTCCAGTCGTAGTGCCCGTGGTTGGTATGTGTTGATGTTGCCACCTCAAGTATCCTGCCATTCATAGCGTCGATCACGCCTACACGGATGCGCGGTGTTGTGCTGTGGGCTACGTCAACCCCAACAAGCTGTGGGCCTGACACCAATTTTTCCTCTTGCTTTTCTTTAGGTAGCACTTTCTTTGTCTTGACCATCCCATGCACAGTGCTACCAATGACACCGCACGACAATCCGATAACCCCCCACATAATTTCTAACATTCTCCGTAACTCCTTCCATGTCCAGCTTCGCAGTTAAGTGGTAGCTCAGGTGCCCAGTCGGGGCGAATCTTCATGCACAACTCGACAAACTCTTGTGCAGACTCGACTTGCTCCTCTGGCACGATGCAAGCAACCGCATCATGTACCGTCATCACTACCTTGTATTTTTTAGCGATCATCAGCATTTGCTTGCCTATGATGATCCGGGCTAAGGCTTGGCAGACGTTCTCCACAACCTTCCCGCCGTATATCCTGTTTGCTATAGTTGCTCTGCCCCTCTTTGTATCGTACACCATCTCTGTTTTACCGTCACCATTAGTGACCACCCGCAAGTTGGGGTACTTGATGTACATGCCATTTGGTAAACGCAAGCCACGGTTGCCTTGCACCTCGATGACCCCCGAGCGCCCGAGAGAACTTGACTGGAGAACTATCATCGTTTCCAGCGCCTTCCCCGCCTCACGCCACAACGCCGGTATGCGCGGGTAGGTCTCGCGGTAAACATTGATGATGCGTTGGCATTCTTCCAGCTCGATTGATACACCGAACACCTTTAGCTGGTTCTGGAACTTCGCCGCCCCCATGCCGTAGCCAGCCCCGAGGATCGTTGTCTTACCGACAAATCTTTCATCTTTGGTAATGTCCGCTTCGGGCTTCATGTAGATAGCCGAGGCCATCTTCTTGTACACATCCTCACCCCGCTCGAACGCCTCAACCAAGTCATCCTGCCCCGCCAGCCACGCCAGCGTCCGCGCTTCGATCTGCGAGGAGTCCGAGTCGATCATCATGTACCCCATCGGTGCAAAGATGGCGTGTTTCAGGGCTGACCCTCGCGGTAGGTTCTGCATGTTGACCTTGTCATCCCCACCCCATCGTCCGGTGTGTGCTGCGTAATAGCGTAGGGGTATAGGCAACGTGCCCCGCTCTCCAATCTCGATGAAGCGTTGGGTGCGCGTCTCCTCCAGCGTAGACTTAACACCTAGCCGAGCAGCTGTAACAGCCTGTACGTTTATGTTCTCGTGTTCAAGCAACGCTTTGAATGCCTCGTCGCTCTTTGAGAATGCGTAGGTTTCTTTGCCAGTCGTGGCACTTATCTTCATCGGCGGCTCAACACCGAGTGCGCGTAGCGTACCTGCGAACTTGACGTTCGACATCAGCTGATCTTTGTCTACCATCGTTACCGATTCGAGCAGCTT